AGTACGAATGGCGTTGTTTATGCCACTGGGCGCACAACCTTCATCAATATCAATACTGTTGATATCGGTGTTTAAGTTAGCACCTGCACTTGTAGATGAATAATCTGATATTTTAAGTTTAGCCATATTAACCTCTTATGAATTTAACCATGTGTTAGTTGATTGAGTTTTTGTTGTCCAATTAGGTGCATCTGGTGATACGTCTATCCAAGATTCTGCTCCTGCTGTTTTTGTTGTCCATGTGTCTGTAACCGGACTAACATCTGCCCATGTTTCTGCACCTGGTGTTTCGTCTGTCCAGTTTTTACCAAATATATAAGCATTACCATTGACCGTAGTAATGACTGTTGCATTGCCAACCATATCTGCTATGTAGTAAGCAGAGCCAGTGACTGTTGCTGTTCCTGTTACATCTCCTGCAATAGTGCGTAAACGTATACTGTCAGAAGATACTGTTGCTGATGCCGTAACTGCACCATCAACCAGTCTGTAACGAATACTATCGCCTGTAACAGTTGCACTTGCTGTAACATTTCCTACACCTGCAAAGATACCATCGGCATCTCCCGTGACTGTAGCATTACCTGTAACAGAGCCGTCAAATAAACGCACTCTAATACCATCAGCAGATGCAGTTCCTGTTGCAGTGACATCTCCTGAATTAAATCTAATTCTAATAGGTGTTGCAGAAGCACTACCTGTTGCAGTAACTGCTCCGTCAGCAAGTCGATAACGAATACTATCGGAAGATACTGTAGCTGTTCCTGTAACTGCTCCATCTACAAGTCTATAACGAATACTGTCCGATGATGCGGTGGCTGTTCCTGTAACATCACCATCCATTTTTCTAATAGCGTAGGCATCACCAGTAACATCTGCTGTACCAGTGATTGCACCTACATTATATAATATACAGACATTAGGGTCTGTCCATACACTACTATCGAGTGAAAACGCTAGCGAATCTAAATCACCAAACTCATCGAGTTGTTCTAGCGTAAATGGCCCACATACATCAGCTGGCATTTATTAGTCCAATGTAACTGTTAAGCTACCAGTGTCTATCTTCAGAATATCTCCAGTTTCGATAACCTTACTTGCATCAAAGGCACTATGATACAAAAGGTTGCCTGTTGTCAAAGCATCCCAAATGCCGAAGTGAGTGACAGTTCCCCAGTTTGCTGTGGCTTGGTTGAACTCAATCGCTGCACTGTTTTGTGTGACACCACCAGATGGTGCATCAAATGTACCTGCTTCACGAGCATAAGAACCACCAGATACTTCTGTACCACTTGCATCGTCTTGAGGGTCAGCAGTGTGTAATGATACATATACAGCTGCTGGTGACGTATATGTTGTTGCTCTTAATGTAGCGTTAATTAACGCATTTTCTAAAAAATCGGACATTTCAGCCATAATTTAATTCCTTATCGAGTTGTTACGTTGAGAGATGTATTAGGGTATTGTTTGCCCTTATCATTCTTCATGATGTCTGTTATTGCTCTATCATACAGACTTGCCCATGTTGCCATTCTAGAGTCATTCATAAGATATGGTTCTGCCTCTGCTAATGATGCGTATAGCAGTGCATCTGGAAAGTTTGCAAGATAAATATTACTAGGATTTGACGCAGAGATGAAATCAGGTTTTGCAAAGTAAAGCATTTCTAGCGTATAGGTGCTATCAGGCTTTGGTGCAAACTGAAACTCCTGGTCAATTATCGAATAGTAATATGGTTTACCTGAGTTAGTGCTTTGTTTGTTTCTAAAGAATAAGTCAGGTGTTTGGTATTCTATAGTTACAGGCGGATTACCTTGTAAATGTACTTCTTTTGTTTCTAAAAAGTCAGCAGGTAATGCTACTGTTCCATCGCCACCTGTTGTGCTTGTTGTAGCTACCTTTAACATTTCTGTGACTCGTAAATCTCTGGTCATACGATATTGTGCCATCGTAATAAAGTCAGGGATTTGTGCAGATAAATCATCTCTCGCAAGATAATTACCTATCACCGTCACAAGTGACGAATAATCTGTAAAAGCCATTTAGGAATCCTTATTTGTGTTTAACGAATACAATGTAACCATTATCCATAGCAACTTCTCTAACCATATCAAACCTCTGTTTAATTTTAGGTTGCCACCATGTATAAGGTTGTTGTATCAGATGTGCGTTTCTACCATCTGGAAGTGTTTTTATTGCTGGGCCTGTATGAATTGTAAACAGACCATATTTAATAACAACTCTTTGTAGGTCATCGAGTACATTATCTATTAACTCAGGTTCTATGTGTTCTAGAACGTCTATACAAGTTACAAATTCGCATGGTTCAGGTTCATCATCGTAATCAGGATTACTAGGTTCGTATGCAGTGTAGTTAACTTCTTCTTTCATACTATCTCGTAGTCTGAGTTTACCTGCGCCATAGTCTAGTAAATCTTTTATTTTGAATTGTTTGACAATGTCATCAACAATAGGTGCAAAGTAAGTAGATGCTACACCATAGTTAGGGTTCTCATGCAGTTTAGCCTGCATCTCCCTGTATTCTTCAGATATTAACTGACTCAATGACTTGTTTCCATGTTTTGTTGTCTTGATACTTTAATGTCATATGTCTATACCAGGGCATACTAGGCTGTGCATATCGCCACTGATGCCATTTTGGTACTAAACAGATAGTCTTAACACCTAGAGCAGCTGCACAGTGTTGTGCTGTGGTATTTACACCAATCACTGCATCGAGTTCAGCAATGAGTGCTGCTGTGTCATCATAATCAAATGATTGCGTGGCAAATGGAAAATACTTCACCCCATCTATCTTCTCATCTACCTCGTAATCTAATGAAATTAAAATCAAGTCATCACGACTTAATAATGATTCTAAATCATCTTGTGTTAATTTGCGACCTTTTTTATTAGTATGTCTCATGCCACCATGTGTGGTAATACCAACGACTGTTTTACCCCAAGAGTCAAATAATGCTCTCCACATCTTTCTACGTTCAGGGTCTGCAACTAAATAGGTTTCACGAGGAAAGTCTTTAGAGTTATGTCTAAAGAACTCTGGTAAACCACCCATTCCACAACGATGGTCAAACTTCTTATCTGCTAACCATTCTGGATGTTCTTCTTTTCTTGTACCATGCACTTCCGCCTCAGGGAAGCTCCGTCTAAATAAACCTTCGAGTTTTGGGTCGCAGTCGATATAGACCTTATTACTAATAGCGATAGCATCAGGTAAACAGCTACCAAAAAATATCTCATCGCCTAAACCTTGCTCTCCATAAATAATAATATCTTTACCGGCTTCACCTTCCCATCGTGTTTCATCACCATAGTGCCATTCTTTTCTGAACTGACCACCTAGTGATTTACTCCACTCTTTCCAACCTTCTTGCCATCGTCCTTGTGCCAGGTAACAATGAGCTAAATTCATTTGTGCATTTTTATCGTTAGGGTCACATTCCAATGCCATCTTGCATGATTCTTCTGCATCTTTCCATTGTGAGATGTGTACTAAACTTGCTGCGCCATTACTGTATGCCATTGCATAACCGTTATCTATTTCAGCAGCTTTTAGAAAGTATTTAATCGCTTCATCATAATTACCTAAGTCATGGCAAGCACGACCTAAGTTACACCATAATGATTTGTTGCCTGGATTCTCTTGTAATGCACGTCTAAAGAACTGATAAGCCATTGCCGGTTTATCACCCATTAACCAGGTGTATCCTAGGAAGTTTAATGTTGCTGCATTATCAGGATGTTCTTCTAAGACAGAATTAATAATAGGCAGAGCATCTTCATATCGCTCTTGTTGCAATAAGTCTTGTATTGCTAATTGTATGTTCTGTAATTCTTGCTTATCCATGCTTCTTTGTTGTTGTCTTGAGCCAAGGATAGTTTTCGTTAATTTCTTTCATTAACTCTTTTGTTTGGTCTTTATTGTAAATGTCTATGCCTTTTGCTTTCAATTGCATTTCTACAATTGGGGGGATGCTTGCATAGTGTACCCATGATTCTTTAACACCTTTGTTCCATATTTCAGGATTGTTTCTTGCTATCTTTAATTGTTCTATTAAAGCCGTAGGGTCTTGCACACTGTGTATTAAGTGTTCATCTTTAACAGGGTCATAATCATAATATTGTATGATTCCTGTTGTTGGGTCTTTATCAAATAATATGGCCATAATAAAAATAGGGGGTAGTTGCCTACCCCACTATTGTAACATTAAATGCTATTAAGCACCAACGCCTTGTACTTTAGCATGAGCATCTGGGTTATTAACCACTAATGCGTATTCTGCTGTCATTAAGTACTTAGTAGAGTCACCAGTTTTAGCTAGTTCTTCTTTTGTGATTGGACGTAAAGATGCAACTGACACATAACCTGGGTCAACGCATAATACAGCTTCATCACGCATGAATCTGTCTAATTTAACTGTGTGGTTACCGTAGTCTGAAACATACACGTCAGCTGCTGCTGTAATGATTGCTTCTGATGTACCGTTTACCATGTGACGTTTTTCAGCG